GTTTTGGCGGCAATATAGGGCGCCACGAATCAAGTCGTCAATCGGTTAACCGCCCTGTCGTCCCGCACGGCCTTGTCAATACGCTCATTAATGGTCACGTTCTCCCCCTTGTTTCCCGGATCGCCGGGCCGGACTGCGTTGTCAATCAGATATACATAATGTATAGCATAGTGTGTGCCAAAGTCAAGGAAAACGTAACATATTAAAAACAAACAACTTAAATATTGCAACAAATTATCAATTCGACCATTCTGCCGAGGGAAAACGGGCAAAAGCGCACACTCCGGGTGGAAACGCACATCAAAAGCCAATCTGCGCGATTCGACAAAAATGTCGAGAAAAAATAATATTTCGTCGTTTTCGTCGATTTAGGTATTGACATTTCTCGCAATAGTGTTATAATACAGTCAAAGCTTATAAATATCACAAGCGAGGCGCGATGAGAAAGAACCCCTACATTCGCTTCAAGACGCCCGCTCTGGAAAACCAGTGGCGGGACGAATCATTGCCGCACCCTGCGCTCGTAGTCGCCGTAAACCTCGCCGCCCTCATCTACTACCGCATGACAGGCCAATCGGCCACGATCACCAGCCTATACAGAGATAATGATCCCGGAGTCCACGGGCAAAAGCCTTGCCGTGGGGCCGACCTGCGTACTCATGGGCTAATGGGCGATCAAAAGGCACAGTGGACCGGCGCGATTAATACGGCTATCCCCTATCAGAGCAGCAAGCCAACACAGACGGCAATGGTACACGATGTGGGCCGAGGGGATCATTTGCATTTGCAGATTGGCCCGCTTGAGCCAATGCCTAAACGGACACAGGAGGCGTAGCATGGAAATCATGAAAAGTAGAAAAATGGTCTATTTCCTGGCTACCCTGATCGTGGCAGCCGTGGGTTCGTTCACGGGGGTCGATCCGGAGGTGGTCGAGAAGATCATCTATCTCGGCATGGTCACTATTGGTGGTCAGTCCCTGGCCGATGGGTGGAGCGGCGGGAAAACCAGTCTGTCCGGCAAGACAAAGCCGGAGGCGTGACGTGAAAATCAACTGGAAAAAGCTGCTGCGGATTATCACCCTTGGGCTGATCGTTGCCGCTGACCGGTCCGCAAAAGTCCGTCGCGTGGCCGGGAAAATCGACAACTGGATGGAGCTGATCGAAGCCATCGAGGCAATGGCGCAAGCTGACGGGCTGGATGCTCTGCCGTACCCGCTGATACGGCAGGAGTTTCGGCTTTCCGAGGCCGAGGCGCGGGAGATGTTGGCAAAAATCAAATTGCTCAATCGGGCGGTCGTAATCGTCGATGTTCCGCCGGGAGATACGGCGGCAGCGTAGTTTTCTGCGCCTGGGGGGGTGCAGTTGGGCGGGCGGGTCCCACCCGGCGGCAAGGCCATCACCGCCCGCTCACAATTTAACCGGCAGGAAGTGCGACTATGGTTCCACTGGCAGAAGTGCATCGGCTACCATGCACACAGGAAGCGCGTCTCGCTGTGTTGGAGTCAGAGTCGGCCGGCGTGGAAAAACGGCTGGATAAAATCGACGAGAAACTGGGGCGGATATTTGACAGGCTGGATGAGGTTGTCCCTGCTGTTGCCCGGCTGGAGGTTAAAGCCGGTGTGTGGGGTGGCGTAGGAGGATTGGCGGCGGCACTGGTGACGATAGCTCTGGCGTTCGTGGTGCGCTTGCTGTAGTGGGTTTTACCGGGCAGACTGATATGCTGCTCGCGTTTGCGATCCTGTTTATCTCGTTGGCCGTGGCAATGATAATCCTGACGCGGGAGCCGTGACGATGCCCGCGCCGGAGATCAGGATAGAGATAACAGTCGAGAGTCTACGGCGGGTAGCGCACACGCGGTACGGGTACGAGTTGGATGAGGCAAGCGCCAGGCACATAATCGGGCAGATGGATAGGGCGGTGCAGATGGACGTAGACCGCTGGATGCAGGCGGCGCGGAGTACGCAGATAATATTGGATAACAAGGAGGGCTGACGGTGTTTACGTGGTTAATAAATCGGCTGAATCGTGAGTTTGCGACGCGGGATGATGCCGAGCAGACAAAAAAGCGCCTTGAAGCGGCGGAGCAAAGGTGCGTGGAGCTGAGTAATCGACTGGACCGGCAGATAGACGAGTGGAAATTTGGCGAAATTATACAATCGCTTACACAAGTGGACGGCGAGAGAAAAAGCGGATATCTCCGGTGGCAGTTGGATAGGATTTACGCAATCGAGTACAAACAGGTACAGGCGCGATGCAGAGTCGAAGACCCGAACAGGCCCGGCGAGTACTGGCACTTAATGCCGGGCGATTGTGTGGCAGTCGAAACATTCGGGAGGAGAGCACTGACAAAGATAAGCGCCGATTATTTGGCGAAATACCTACTTACGGACGAAGAGGCAAAACAGTACGGGGAATTGTTAAAATGCAATAAGGGCTGTGCGCCATGAGCGCTCTGCGATTGATGGGCTACAGCGTCGCTCTGGTTGTCGTGGCTCTACTGAGTTGGGTGGTCGGCAAGACCGATAATGCCCCAAAAAGGCAAAATGGCTGGTGGTGGTGAGATAATGGCTTCGCCAGACGCGCTGTAATCAACGATCTCAGCCGTGGCAATGGTTTGATACGGCGGGAATCAAGCCAAGGGTAGTTATAAGCTTAGTAGTAGGTAGTAGTAGTGTCTTTAAAAGCTTTTAAAGCTTTACTGCCTTTATTGGCTTCTCGAAAGACTTGAAAACAGAAAAAAGAACCGATTTATAGGCAAAAAACAGGCGATTTAAGGATTTTTGGCTTTAAAGCCTTTGCAGTCAAGGCTTTCAGGCTTTTAAGGCAGTAAAAAGGGGTTCAGGATGGCTAGCAAAGAAAAAAAAGAAAAAATGGGTCGGCCAAACGCCTACGAGACGATTATCAAGCCGCGAATGGATGAAATCATTGCTTGGTGTGAAAGCGGTTTGGTTGATGAGGATATTTGCGCGAACCTGGGAATTCATCGCGATACATGGTACAGACACAAAAAGGAACAGCCCGACTTCTCCGACGCCGTCACGCGCGCAAAGCAAAAGGCCGATGATCGAGTGGTCAACGCCCTGTTTCAGCGCTGTATCGGTTTTGAGTATGAGGAAACCACGAAAGAACCGGCAGTCGCTTTGATCCTGGCAATGGCGGACAAGGATAAGGCCGCTGAACTACTGGCGCAACTGCCTCAAGAGGCTGAAAAAAGCCTGACCGTCGCAAAGATCGTAAAAAAGCTGATCGTACCGGATTATCAGTCGATCAAATTCTGGCTGATGAATCGTCAGCGTGGCCGCTGGGCCGATAAAACTGAGATCGAGCACAAAGGTGATGTCGTTTCAACCATCGTAATCCAGGGGCTATATGGTAAACCCGGTGAAATTCCTGCTCCTGCTGGCACTGTCGTTGTTGGCAACGCCGATAGGCGCAACGCTATCGCGGCCGCCGCTGGCGCAAACGGGAGCGGCAATGGCAATGGAAACGGACACAACTGAGGGCGAAGTCCACCTGCCCTACAGGTTCACGCCGCGCCCGTATCAGTGTCCGGTTATGGATGCCGTCACGCTTGGTTATAAGCGCGTGGCCGTCGTTTGGCATCGTAGAGCCGGGAAAGACAAAACATTTTTGAATGTGGTTGCCCGCGAGATGGCGAAGCGCGTGGGGAGTTATAGCTATTTCTTCCCTGAACAGAACCAAGGGAGAAAAGTTCTCTGGCAGGGCATGGATCGAGACGGATTCCCGTTTTTAGGGCACTTCCCGCCCGCGCTGATCAAAAAGAAACGCGATACCGATATGCTGATTGAGTACAACAACGGCTCAATTTTTCAGATTATCGGGACCGACAAATGGGATTCCTCCATGGGCACGGGTTCGATATTTCAAGTGTATTCGGAATACAGCCTGCAAAATCCGGCAGTGTGGCAGTATTTCCAGCCAATTTTGATGGAGAACGGCGGGACAGCCCTGTTCAACTGGACCCCGCGCGGAAAGAACCATGCGTGGGATTTGGAGAAAATCGCCAAGGCCGAACCCTCCCGCTGGTTTTTCCAGAGCCTGGACATTAACCAGACTAAGGCCGTGACCCTGGAACAGATTGAGGAAGCCCGTCGGGATGGCATGACCCAGGATATGATCGATCAGGAATTTTACCTGAGTTATGAGGCGGCGAACCCCGGCGCTTATTTCCGCGAAGAGATGTTGGCCGCGAAAAACCAGGGGAGAATTTGCAGGATTCCGATTGAGACCGCGCTACCGGTTTACACGTTTTGGGATTTGGGGATGGACGATTCAACAACTATCTGGCTTGTGCAGATGTTCGGTAAAGAGCGCCGGGCCGTGGGATACTATGAAAACTCAGGCTTGGCTCTGTCACATTACATCAACTGGCTGGCTAAATGGCAGCAGGAGCACTCTACGCGCTTCGATACGCACGTTCTGCCGCACGATGGCGAGGTAACGGACCTGACCAGCGGCAAAAGCCGCAAACAAGTCCTGCTTGAAGCCAAGATCGGGAAAGTGGTTTGTGCCAAGCGCCCATCGAGCAAAGAGGACGCTATCGAGCTTTCCAGGCAACATATTGCCCGCGTATGGTTCGACTCTGAAACCTGCGAGCAGGGCATTGAATGTCTCAGGAATTACCGCAAAGAGTGGAATGAGGTCAATCAGGTGTTCAGGATGCAGCCGGTTCACGATAAGTTCTCCCACGGCGCTGACGGGTTTCAAACGTGGGCGATATGGGAACCCGAATACGTAAAACTCTCCGGATTGCCGATTCCCACCCGTAACCGCACGGTATCAGTTCCCACTGGCGGCGGAGGATGGATGTTATGAGTGAGAATACCACACAGGCCGAAGCCGAGAACCCCAAGGGCAAATCACTACAGGCCGTGCATCTTCGGGCGGTCCAGCGCATTAACCGCTCGATCAAGGATGATGCCGAGCAGTTGCGCTTGGCCCAGGCCGATCTGGCCTTTGCTGCCGGGGATCAATGGGACGCACGGGCTAAGGCTCGCCGGGAAGGGGAGCACAAGCCCTGCCTGGTCCTGGACCTGACCGCCGAAAAAATCGCTCAGGTGGTGGGCGATATGCGGCAAAACAAGACCAACTCCAAAGTAGAGCCGATAGATAACGACGCCGATCCCGACACGGCCGAGGTGTTTAACGATCACATCCGGGCGATAAGGCGCAACTCGGACCATGATATGATCCGGGAAAACGCTGGTGAGTCAGCCGTTATCTGTGGGCGCGGAGCGTGGAGGATACTGACGGAATACGAGCACCCGGATTCATTTGATCAGGTTATCAAAATGGAATGGGTTCAGGACGTGGCGACGGTCGGATGGGACCCCAACGCTAAGCAGTACGATAAGCAGGACGGCAAGTACATGTTCGTCTATATGGACATTAACAGGGTTGATTACGATGAGGAATATCCCGGCAGAATTGGTGAGTCGCTCGAAGGTCCGGCCGAATACCCGACTGATCTGCTCAAGGACTGGACGAGCACGGAAAAAGTGAGGATGGCTGAGTATTTTGAGGCCGAGGAGCGGGAATATGATATCGTCATGCTTGAGGACGGTCGGGTGGTCCCGCTGGATAAGATCACGCCGAAAGAACAGGTGATGGTTAAGCGCAAAGAGAACGGCGAGCTTTATCAGCGCAAAACCAGCGAGCGGATCATTAAGTGGTACAAAATCGACGGCAAGGGCGTCCTTGGAAAGCCGAAAGTGTTCCCCTCCCAATACTTCCCGATCCTGTTTGTGTGGGGCAAAGAGATGGCGATTAACGGCAAACGGGTGATTAGCGGCATGGAGCGCCGGGCGATGGACGGGCAGCGGATGTTTAACTATTGGGAGAGTAAGGCGACTGAGGTTGTTGCCCTGGCTCCTGAAGCCCCGTGGTTGGGCACTCCTACAATGTTCTCCGGTCATGAGGACGATTACGACGCCGCCGCCGAAGGCCGGACTGTCACGCGGATACATTTCAATCACGACGAGAGCCGCCCGAACGACAAGCCCAAACGCGAAGCGCCGCCCTCAATCCCGACCGGCATAGAACGCCGCTCTGAGATGAATCAGGAAATAATCAAGGCCACAATGGGGGTTTACAACACTTCCACCGGTGCGCAATCCAACGAGGTGAGCGGCAAGGCCATCACCGCCCGCGATAGCCAATCGAGCCGGGGAACGTACCTCTATCTGGACAATCTGGCTCGCACGGAGCGCACCGAGTGTAAAATCCTGCTTGATATGATCCCTCGGGTGTACGGCGCAAGCCGAACGGTGCGAGTGCTGAGTAACAACGGCCAGTGGCGT